GAAACCAGGAGGTGAAGAAATTGTCGACAAGCAGAACTACTAAACCACCTACCATGCCGATCGAGATACCGATTTACAAGCCGAAAATCGAAGACTACAAGCTTAAAATGCTGATTTACGGACCGCCAGGAGTCGGCAAAACTTCATTACTCGCTACGGCTAATGCACACCCGTTGACGGCGCCGGTTTTATTGATCAACGTGGAAAGCGGTATTTTGAGCGTTGCCGATGTTGCGGCGTTGGGGTTGCCTGAGCCGCCCGATGTTGTCGACTTGAAAGATTTCGACCAGCTCGAGAACATCTTTTGGTTTTTAGCTAAGGGCAATCACCCTTACAAGTCGGTTGCTATTGACAGTTTGTCTGAGCTGCAGATGGTGAACATCGAGCACATCGTGCAACAGCAGCTAGGAAAGCCCAGTAGCTCGTCCGGTGCCAAACGTACCAGTCTAGACGACGTGTGGCTAGACGACTACGGCGCGAGCACACAACAAATGCGTCGTCTTGTACGTAGTTTCAGAGACTTACCTATGCACGTGTTTTTTTCTTGTCATGACGCTGTGTCAAAGGACGGTGACACCATTTATCCTAACTTGACGCCAAAGTTGAGAACGGCAGTAATGGGTTACATGGACGTTATTGGTTATATGTTCACTGGCGTAGACACAAACGCCGAGGGCGAAGAGTATTTAACAAGGCGTCTATTGTGTCGTCCGTACCGCAAATGGGTCGCCAAAGACCGTTCGCCTGGTCAAAAATTGGGATTAGTAGTTGACAATCCCACGATACCGAATCTAATTAACAAAATCTTAGGAAAGGAGCATGTTAAATGACAAAACAACCTCAAATTCCAGAACTTAGGAAAACAAAATCAACTGAAAAAGCTACGCCGCATGACTCGACGGCATCGCCGTATGCTTCGCATGGAGTTAACGCAACTCCGCAATTCCAGCAACCTCAACAACCTGGATTCCAGCCGCAGCAGCCGCAGCCGGTACCTGCACCGGACGTAGTTGCTCCGAGTGCGCCTGTTGGCTTACCGCAAGAACCTGACGATGTAGTCTTCGAGGAAGACTTTACAGACATTACCGGTGCTGGTCTTGTTGAAGAAGGCATGCATCATGCAAAAATCGTTGATTTCGAAAAAACAACGAGTAAATCTGGAAATCCGCAGTACGTCTGGCAATTCTTGATTATTGCCGGACCTTCGAAAAATGCTCAATTGAAGTACTGGACCAGTCTGCTGCCGCAAGCGCGCTGGAAAATTGTTGAAGCACTCGAAGCCATTGGAATCCAAGCAAGCGGCACGATCGCTCGTTTCAAGCGCAGCGATATTGTCGGTAGAGTTTGCATTATCGACGTAGCGCATGAAGATTTTGAGGGGCGCACGACACACAAGGTGACGAAAGTTTACCCGCCAACACAGGAAACATTCGAGCACTCAAAAAATCAGCCCCTTTACTAACGTAACAGTAGCGAGGCTGAGATAAGATACTCGTAAGTAGCCACGGCAATCCTCGCTTTTTATGTGAATTTTTGTGAATAGGAGGTATGCCAGTAGTGTTAATTGATAACGACGAAAAATATTTAGCGATGTTAGACCGTCTGCGTACGGGGCCGCCTCTTATGGTCTACGACTTAGAAACATCTGGACTTGACCCGTTCCGAGGAGATAGATTGATCGGCGTTGCTATTCTCATACCAGACATGTCAGGTGAGACGCCAGGCGAGACTTTCTATATACCGTTCAGGCATTTAGCCGGCACTAATTTACCGATAGATAGGTTATACTGGCTAGCACCGTTTCTTGCCGACCCGCAGCGGAGTCTAGTTGGATTCAACTTGAAATTCGATGTTCATTCAACTGAAATTGAGCGCATACCTGTGTTTAATAGACATATGGACGTCATGTTAGCGGCCCATCTGGCTAACGAGAACGAGCTTAGCTTTGCCTTAAAGCATCTCGGTACTAAATATTTAGAATCGTCCGCTGCGGACGCTGAATCCGAGCTCATGCAAAAAATTAAGAAAAAAGTTAAGGAATTGGGTGGGTCAACTGCTAGCGCGAAATTGAAAGGCGAAATGCGAGTATTACCGCCCGAGCATGTAGCACCGTATGCCGAGCAAGACGTATATTTGACCTGGCAACTAGCGCGTTTCTACCAGGAAGTACTTACTAAACAAGGACTACTTCACCTTTGGCCAGAAGTCAACGCATATTCAGAAACAATCACAGCTATGGAGCGTCGGGGCGTGCTTATTGACCCAGAGCGCTGCAAGCGTAATTTAGAGTATGCTAAGCAACGACAGGAAGAACTCTACGGCCAAATGCGACAGATAGTTGGCAAAGACTTCAATCCTAACAGCGTACCTCAGCTGCGAGAAATACTCAAACAAAAAAAGACAGACAGAGACACGCTCATTAAACTAGCTCAACTTAAAAATCCGATAGCGCCGTTGCTGTTGGAATACAGAGCTTGGGTCAAAGTCGCCGGCACGTATTATGAAGAATTTCTCAAACTCATGGACGACAGCTATCGCATACACCCTAACCTGAACTTGATCGGAACCATTTCGAGCAGGCTTTCGTGCAGTCGCCCTAATTTACAAGCACTACCGAGAGGCACGGACGTTTACCGTGTTCGGGACTTAGTCATAGCGCCGCCTGGATACGTACTAGTATCTTTCGATTGGAATCAGGCCGAGCTCAGATTATTGGCTCACTACACTAAAGACGAATTTCTGTTAGATGCTTACCGTCATCAAAAAGACATACATCAAGAAACGGCAGACCGCATTGGCATTACGAGAACACAGGCTAAACGGACTAACTTCAGCATTGTATACGGTGTTGGTAAGATTGGGTTAGCAGAAGAACTTGGAATTAGTGTGCCGGAAGCGGCGCAACTTTTAGAGCGTTATCACGCCATGCTGCCTGGCATTCGCAAACTTTATTCGACATCTGAACAAATTGCGACGAGAAATCGACAGATACCCATGTGGACCGGTCGACTAAGGCACTATCGTGAGGAGGATCCAACACACCGTGCTATGTCGCATTTGATTCAAGGCGGCGTGGCTGAGATGGCGCGGATTGCTCTTACTAAACTACACCGCCGACTGGAAGGCACAAGAGCGTATCAGATTCTTCAAATACATGACGAAATTCTGTTTGAAGTCCCAATAGGACAAGAGATAGAAATAGTCAAAGCAATCAAAGCCATTATGGAAGACTATCCATTCGACGTACCTATCGTAGCAGAAGGTAAAATAGGATATTCGTGGGGCAATATGAAACCGATTGATTTTAGAGACGGTGAACCTGTCATTCCTAAACTCGAAAGGGAGAACGTGTGAAGATACGCTTGTTAATGCCTGACAGTAAAATAAATGAAATGGAGAGAAAGTATGAGAAATGAGATGTTATTGAAACTACTCAAAACCGATTTAATCGCTTTTGACCCAGGAGAGACGACAGGCGTCGTCGAGATTAAGCAAGGGAAACTCATTAAAGCGTACACGATTAAGCATGAAGAATTGTTTAAAGGTGTAGCTTTTGGCGACGCTCTAATCAAACAATGGCAGCAGTACAAGCTCTGGGTAATTGAGGACTTTCGTATCTATCCTTGGGCTGTGGTGGCCGGTTTTGACCCAGCGCTAGCTGCTCGGCTAATTGGCGCTCTGCAAGTAGCGGCGTTACAGAGCAATGCACAAATCGTCTTTCAGCTCGCTGGTACGGTAAAGCAATTTGTTAATAACGACAAATTGAAGTTGTTAGGCTGGTGGTCGTTGTTACGCAACGGCCATACTCGAGACGCTGCAAGACACGCTGCGTATTACCTTATTACTATGTTTTAATGGGAGGTGACAGGACTTGACAACTTTTAATCGATTGTGTTTTAATAGGGTGGTGGGCAATGTATAGCTGGCGTTGCCCGTACTGTCTTGAACGCATATATTCAGCTTGGGCGAATCGCGACAAACAATTTGTCGTTTGTGAGAATTGTCGTCGCGTATTCGAGAATCAGTATTACGATTACAATTACGAAATTAAAAAACGAAAGGAGCAAAAAATGGTTGGTTATGTTGACGTCGTCGTCGGTGGACAATACGGCGATGAAGGCAAAGGACAAATTTGTGCTTGGCTGGCCCACAACCGACGGTCAGCAAAAAACCCGTATCATTTCGCTATACGGGTAGGCGGTAGCAACGCTGAACATCGTTTTGTGCTACCAGACGGCAGCAAACACACTGCTCGGGTTTTACCCGTAGCTGCATGGATCGATCCAGAAATCCTAATAGTCTTAGGACCTGGACACATGATTAGACTAGACAGTTTCTTTGC